GGTAGTGCGGTGATTACACATACCAGCGTTGTATCTACAGACCTAGATTTTGATTATATTATCGTAGGATAAGTGATAAAATATAGCTTTACCTTGCAGACATAAATTATGAAACTATATATTGTACCAACTAATCATGTGCAGCAATATTGGCATCTAGCTGAACCATTACTACAAAGAGCTTTAGACAAAGGTAATGATGAATTTACTGCTGACACACTAAAACTAACCGTAGCACAAGGGCAACAACAATTACTTCTCTTAATGAAAGAGGATGAATGCTATTGTGCCTTAACAGTTCAATGGGTGATGTATCCCAATGCACGAATTGCTTACATTACTTATATCGGCACTAAAAAAGAACGAGGTGCTATTACGAAACAAGGGTTTGAACAATTTAAAGATTGGGTCAAGCATAATGGTGGTACTGCAATACAGGGTGCTACTAAATTTGAAAGTATAGCTAGGTTATGGAATAGGCTATACGGCTACGAAAAGAAATATACACTTATGGAGCTTAAACTATGAAATTCTTACCAACCACTTTTAAAATTTGGTTACTAAAACGACTCTACAAAGATATTGCATCTTTAGGAAGTGGTGGAGATACTGAACTTGCACATATAAATAAATGGGAATCCAATTTACTGGTAGCTCATGGCGGTTCTGGTACTCTCAATGCTGTAACTGGATTAAGAGAATATAAAGGTGGGGGTGGTGGAGGTACGTCTGAAACCAAACAATCTATTGACCCAGCCATTCTTCCTTATATTACCTATGGACTAGATGAGGCTAAAACACTCTACAATACTCCTGGACCAGAATATTACCCAGGACAAACCTATGTAGACCCTTCAGCACAAACAACCGCTGCGTTAGAAGCTGGGCAAACAAGGGCATTAGGCGGGAATCCATTGCTACCAGCAGCTCAAGCTCAACAATTAGGCTCTATACAAGGTGACTATCTATCAGCAGGAAATCCTTATTTTTCAGGCATGATGTCAGCTGCAGCTAAACCTATTGTATCAGAGTTCAATACGGCTATTAGAGATATAGGCTCAAGAACATCTGCTGCAGGCAGGTATGGTTCTGGAGCTATGGGTGAATTAGAATCTAAAGCAACAGATAACCTAGCACAAGCTTTATCACAAAGGGGTGCAGAGCTTGCTTATAATAATTATGGTCAGGAAAGAGGATATCAAAACCAAGCAGTCGCTGGAGCTCCACAATTAGCTATGGCTGATTATCAAGACATCAACCAATTAGGCAAGATAGGTCAAACTGCTGAACAGTATCAGAAAGACGCTTTAAATGCAGATATCTCACGATACGAATACGGTCAAAATGCTCCACAAGCTAAACTTGAAAGTTATCTTTCAGGAGTTTATGGTGCACCAACCCCTATAAACCAAACAGCAACACAATCAGGAGGTGGTAAATAATGGCTACTGGAATGATGATTGGGGCAGGTATTGGTGCATTAGGTGCAAAGTTGCAAGGTGGAAACATGTTACAAGGTGCCTTAATGGGCGGTGCTATGGGTGGTATAGGCGGTGCTATGGGAGCAGGAACCTCTGGTCTTACCTCTGCTACTACTGCAACAAACTCATTAGGCGGCGGGGCTTCCCTTTTAGGTGGAGGTGGTAGTGCTATAGGTTCAGCTGTTAATTCAGGAACTACGAGTTTATTAGGTAGTACAACAGGCAATATGATACCCGCTTATGACATGGGTATGAATGGTGTAACAGCTAATCTAGGCGGATTTACAGCTATTCCTGAAGCCTCTCAAGTTGTTAGTAATAGCTATGTTCCTTTTGCCAATGATTATGGCACAACCATGGATGGAATGAAGGGTATTGGTCCAGACTTTTCATCACAACAAACATTTTTAGATACCTCCACTACCCCAAGTCAAGCTAATTTTGGCACCCCCCAACCAGTCGACTATGCAAATGAAATGGGTGCAGAAAGAATCCAGAGTTATGGTGCTTCTGATGGTGTTTATAATAAAACCAATGATAGTATTGGTCCAAATTTTAATACTAGCCAAATAACAAAATCAACCCCAGATGAATTAGGTGCCGCACAAGGTGGCTACAAGAAGCCACTCCATGAAAGAGCTTTTGAGAGTGTTATGGATTACGCATCCAAAAATCCAATCCAAGTAGCTTCATTAGGATTAACTGCGTTTGGTGATAATTCAGAAGAGAAAGCACCTCCTCCCCCTAGTGGTGGACCAGTTTTAAGGCAGCAATTTAACCCAAGAAAGCAACCAATACTTAACGTAAGAAGGGCATAACTATGGCATCATTATTAGACTACGACTTTAATTTAGATAAAATGTTAGGTGTAACAGAAAGCCCTGTTAATGCCTTACTAAACAACCCTAATATGGATTCGCAAAAAAATGTAGCCGCAGGGTTTGGGGCAATAGCACCTTTAATATCTGGTTATGGTAAGAAAAGTGCTGCACAAATACTATTAGAAATGGCAGGTGGAGCAAAAGCTGGTAGACAAGGCGTTATAGATACCGCTACAAAAGGCTATATGACCCAGCAAGATATACTTAAGGACACTCAAGATATTCAGTTAAATAAATATAAGTTAGCTGATGCTCCAAATGAAAGTACAAAATTACAGAATGAAATTCTAAAGCTACAAAATACAAATTATTTGGGAAGTATAAACATTCTTGGCGTAAAGAGTAAATTTAAACGCCTTCAAGAAGTCGCAAATAGGGGTGGTAATGGTTCTGCTGAAGCATTAAAACAATTAGAATTATATGTATCAGACCCACAAGCATATAACCAGTTAAGGGATGAGCGGGACGTTAACAATATGGAGTATGCTCAAGGAGAGTTAAGTGTAGCTAAACTTTTAGATTTAGATGTTAAAAATAGAAAAAATTGGACCCAACAGCAGGAAGCTAATTTTTTAAAGATTATTAAAGCTCCAAACGCAAAAGAAGCAGCAGATACTAACCGAGAACTATTAGCTGCTCATAGAGAAGACCCAATCAATGTTCCATACAATAAAATTTTAAATACTAACGAAGAAATTAGTAAGGTCTTAAATAAAAGCAACCACTTAACAAGTAGCACTAACGCTGTACAGGCTCTCCCTATTGGTCCTATTAGTGCAAATGAGCAATACCCTGAAGGTGCTTTCAAAGCCAATAATGGTAAAATTTACCCTAAAGCTGACTGGGATAATCTGGGTATAGAATTGCAAGACGTTTATTCTCAAGACAAAAACAGAACTGAATTAAATATTTCTATTGGCGATATTAATAAAAATGCCAGAACAGATTACCAGTCATCACAATACGGAATTAGAAGTATAGAAAGAACTAATTTGGCTCTTGAAAGAATGTTAGATAACCCTGAAAAATTTCAAAAATTATTTGATGCTGATGGTCGGGCAAAATTTAAATTCAATGAAGTTACTGGTAACTTTTTTGCTGAAGTTGGTTCAGACGCACAGGATATTGTTAATCAATTAAACACTATAGCAGGACAGCAATTCACCAATGAAATTCAAATAATGAGACAAAACAATAAAACTGGTGGTGCAGTAGGTAACGTATCTGACAAAGAGGTTGAAATGTTTAAAAATATGGCAGCTAGCTTAAGATATTCAGGTAGTGCTAGTGAGTTGTGGTATCAATTAAATCTTTTAAGAGGTCAAGGTAAAAAAACCGCTACTGTATATATAGATAGTTTCAATACTTATTATGGTAAGGAAAAATCTGATAGATTTAGAGTAAATGCCTTAATGCCAAGTTATAAGAAAGAATACACAGATAACTACCAAGACGCTTTATTGCGAGCCAGAGAATCTACAGTAAATAATAAATATAACCAACCCTCGTCTCCCTTACCATACACAGTAAGAGAAATAAAAAGATAATAATAAGGACATCAGTATGCCGCTTTATGAAATTACTTTAGATGGAAGAACTTTTGAGTTAGAAGGCGACCGTATGCCTACAGAATTAGAAGCTAGACAGGCTACTGGACTTACTGGCACTACGGAACAAAAATCTGTTGGTGGTTTTGCTGGTAATGTAGCTGAAGACGCTTCTAATATTGGTGGAGCCATGGTAGATATGGTGAGACATCCATTAAATACCGCTGGGGCTATTGCTGATTTAGGGGTAACTGGAGCAACTAATTTATTACCTAAAGATATGGTAGACATGTTATATTCTGGTATGAATAACCCAGAATCTATGCAATATAAAACAAATGAATATCTTAAGAATAATAAATACTTGGATTTTTTAGCAGCCAAACCCAGAGAGCAGTATGAACAAATGGGTGATGTTATTGGTAAGGATATACAAGGCTTAATAGATGACCCTGTAGGAAGAGCTTACAATAAACCTGTCACTTCATTGCTTGAACTAACTGGTCTTGGTCGAGTGGCAACAACATTAGCAAAAACAGCAAAAGCTGGACAAACCGCCAATAAAGTTGGTGCTATTGCAGACAAAGCATTAAATTATGTAGACCCTACAAAACTTATTACAAAGCCTATTGGTTATGCAGCAGATAAAGTAAGGTCTTCTCAAACTCTGGCTAGTGCACAAAATATATTACAAACAAAAGCTACTGATTTAGGGATTCAATACGGTTTCAAAATACTTCCGTCCACTATTGCTGAAAAAGGTGGTAATGTTATATCAAGGTTGGGTGAGAAATTCGTAGGAAATAAAAGAGCTATTACTCCTATTGTAGAACATAATATACAGCAAGCAAATAAATTAATTAGGAAACATGCTGGGGTCCTAGACAGCACTCCTTTAGGCTCAATTTATGAAATACTAGCGAAGAAAAATAAGCCTTATTATAGAGACATTGCTAAATTAAAAGGAAAAGATAAAACTGTTACTACCAGAACGGTAGTTAATAGAGAGCTAAAACAGCCAAAAAGGGGTGACCCCAATAGGACTGTGCCAAGACAAGAGGTAATAGAGGGTAAAAAAAGAGTTGCCGATATTGATTCTGGTCAAAGTATACTGAATAAAATAGAAGCTCAAAAAAAGAAAAATAATTCTGATTATAAAAAATCCAGAAAAGAAAACTCAAAGGTGACACAAGAAACATTGCAAGAAAATTCAAATAAAATGGAAGCTCTGCATAGCGAGTTAGATAGAACGATATCCTTTAATAAAAGAATAGCAGAAAAAAGCGGGGCTAGTAAATCTGAATTAAATAAATTTGATAAAATGTCAGAGAACCTTAAAAAAGCTAGAAAAAATTATGCTGTAGGGCATAGTGTTGAAAATGCTTTAAGACCAGACGGAACTTTTAATCTTAAAAAATACGCTGATGCTAACAGAGGCAATATATCAGTGACAGGTAATGGTAGGGCTGTTATAGATTTTTATGATGCTAACCCAACATTATTTAAAGCTCCTGGTACAAGCCCTATGTTATCTGCACAAACAGCTGTTGATGCAGTTAAATATGTAGCTGCTGGTACTGCTACAGCTGGTCCAGGCGGTCCGTTAGCTATATTTGCTGCAGATAAAATTATCCCGTCATTACTATCTTCTAAAATAGCACAAAAATTAATTAATAGCAGAAAAGCTACTGGAAGTACAGCTTTAAACTTATTAGGGGACCCTAATATCATGGCTCCTTCAACTATCATTCCAGGACTATTACAAGACTCTAGTATTGAAGACCTGCCATATTTAAGGAAGTATAAATGAACACAATAAACCCAGTAGAATTTGGTAAGATGAAGGAACAAATCAACCACCTACAACACACACAAGATGAGTTACAAAAAGACATGAAGGCAATACTCGCCCTAGCCAATCAGGGTAAAGGTGGCTTCTGGATGGGTATGGCTATCGCTTCCTTTATTGGTGGTATAGTATCTGTATTAATCAAAGGATGGGTACAATGAAAGAGCATGTTCTTATTGCCTGTTTTGCAGTAGTGTTGTTATGGAGCTACTGTTATGTACTACTTAACTAAACTATGCACCAAGCCAGTGGTAACGCTTTTAACGCTAATCGCTGTACTACCTCTCACCCCAGTTATTGCTTGTATATTATACGGATGGACTCACTAAATGCTAAACATACTATTACCACTAATCTCCACTGTGATTGATAGAGTTATTCCAGATAAGAATGGTGCAAGTAAAGCTAAACAAGCTATAGAAGCAGAGCTTATTGCCAATGCAACACAACTCAACCTAGCTCAAGCAGAAACTAATAAGATAGAAGCAACACATAGAACTGTATGGGTAGCAGGATGGCGACCATTCATAGGATGGGTATGTGGAGTGGCTATGGCTTGGCACTTTGTTGGCGTTCCGCTCATTACATTCTTCGCAGCATGGGCTGGTGCAACTATCCCTCCGTTACCTGTATTTGACATGGGTAGCTTAATGACTGTCCTTATGGGACTATTAGGTCTTGGCTCTATGCGAACATTCGAGAAGATGAAAGGTCTGACTAAATAATGACACAGCTTACACCTCATTTTACATTAGAAGAGTTTACCTTTAGCCAAACAGCTTCTCGTAAAGGAATAGACAACACACCAGACAATAGCAGGTATAATGTAACAGACAACCTACACACATTAGCTAGAGGTATGGAAGATGTTAGAACTTTACTGGGAACACCAATTCACGTATCTAGCGGCTATCGTTGCCTTAAACTCAATGCTGTACTTGGCAGTAAGTCAACCTCCCAACACGTTAAGGGTCTGGCTTGTGACTTTACATCTAGCCGTTATGGTACTGTTGCTGACATTATTCTGGCTATCGTTAGCTCTGATATTCCTTACGACCAGGTTATTGAGGAGTTTGGCTCTTGGATTCATATCTCTTTTCCAGAAGATGGCGTGCCTCCTAGGAAACTTGCACTCATTATTAACAGTAACGGGGCGATGATATATTCAAACCCAGACAAAGGAAAGTTATCAGACTAAAATGCCAACACATAAAGGAACCACCCATGAATAATATACAAGAAATCTCAAAGCATATTGTAGGCAAAACAATAGATGAGGTTGATATCGTATACGGTGAAGATACTATGGTTATTTATTTAGACGATGGTTCAAGTATTGAGCTTATTGTTGATAGTATTCATGCCAATATCCCCGATTTAGACGATTAAGGTATAAAAACATACCTTCTCGGCTTGTCACAGAGCCCGTCACGCGATTTAAATTAGTTGCTTGAGGGGTAACCTTGCCAATCTCGCAACTCCACCCCATACTTAAATAATAAACCCTTCTTTATAAGGAAAGCTTTCTTCTTATTAGTGTCACCATTCCCAACAAACGAGACATAGGTTAATTTATTCTGAAATATACAGTTAATTATATCTATGGGCTTTATAGCAACAAAAACATTGTCATCATAAAATATCCACCAATCCGCTTTTGTTGTTATTAACGCTGAAGGCTTCCCAAACATTTCTATTTCAATTACCACATTTCCAGTTTGGTTGCTCATAGAATCATACTTCACTTCTATTCCCCCCTTAATTTCTGGAATCCAAATATCATACTCCTTACAATACCCTTCAATTTTATATGCGTTAGGATATTTATTTTTTATATTTTGTAAGGCAATATTTTCTATTACCACCCCTCTAGATAAATCATTATGGAAGGCATTTCTAGGCATATATTCTTCTCCCAGCAATTGTTAGTAAATTATCCATAGCTAAATCTAGTTTCAGCTCATAGTATAGTGGCTTGTTACTACCTAACCACCTAGCATAGACAGCATTCCTCTGCTCCTTATCTAAACTATGAATAATAGCATTAAGCGTTTTCATATTATTATTGTCGGCTACGTCTAGCATGTCATCAAAGGCATGTGCAGAATAGCTCCCAACTGTCATATATGACACTTTACTTGGGTAGCCTAACCTATGGTTATCCTTCTTCATCCACACAGACCAATCCTCCAACAATACCATTAAGCGTTCTATCCTCATTCAGACCCTCCTTCGTAGACAGGGTTACTCGTATTACTTGAAAATCCTGTGTAATCACCGCCGCTACCAGAGCTTACGTTAGGGAAGTCTTCTGCTTTATATTTTTTCGTACTCTTTATTTTTACATTATCTAGTGCTGACTTATGGTTGAATATACCGTCTAACGCACAGCGTTTTGGTATCTTATATGCAGTATATTTGTGCATTTTCTCACTAATAAGGATATCTCCTGTTACCATAGTTCTGATAACTGCAAACACTGATTGGTAGCTCATACCTATCTCACTAGCTATCATTGCTGTGTGCTTCTTATCCTCACCGATAGTATCTAGTATAAGTTGAGATAACTCCTTTCTCTGAATAGTTCTGCCATCATCAAATGTAAATAAATAACTGCCGTCTTGGTTGCTTAATCCCTCTGCCATATCAATCTCCTTAACTGATGTCAACGATTCTACTGACCCATTTGTTATCCTTCTTATGCCAACCTTCAACTACTAACTTCCAGTTAGCATCCCTTAAATGACTGATAGCCTCGCTATCCTCCATCTTCTTTACCCTAGCACTGATGTTACTATAACTTGTTACCTGTAACCCTACCGTGTTACCCTTACCGTCTATGGCTAGTATATCTATAATCCCAAAGAGGTCTTGCCTAATCTTCGCAAAGGCGTTCCACCTTTCTACGATGGTTACGAGGGGATAATCCCCACTATCCCTTAACCTTTTTAGGGTTCTAGCGGTTGGGGATATTGCCATAATTTTTTCCTCCGTTTACAAAAAACATTTTACTAGCAATATACGCACCACATTCAGTACCAAAATTACCTATATGGTATTTCTTTCCATTCCACCCTCTCATAGCCCTCCAATTACTTTTAACTTTGTCAAAATAATAACCCTTACCTGATTGGTCAAACTTTTGTTTGTTTTCAGTGGGTGTTACTAACGATAGATTTTCTATTCTATTGTCTAGCTTATTATAGTTGATGTGATGTACCTCCATATTATCTGGTATTCCGCCATTATGTAATGCCCATATAACTCTATGTACTGTTGTATGAATATTATTCACCTTAATCATAAGGTAGTTGTTTTCAAGGTAACCAACTGCTCTTTTGTATTTATTAGATATTAATCTTCCATTATCATATCTATATTTACTTTTTAGTTCTTTTTGTGTGAGCCTTATTGCCATCTTCCTTCTCCTTGGTTAAGCCATCTTTTTTGTTGCTAAAAATCCTATCAAAATTATCAACAAATTTCTTATCATCTGTTGGTCGCCTTCCGCTACCTTTACCCATTATCCAATCTCCTTAACATAAGTACGTCCCATCCATCCAGAGTAGTTATCTTCTGCATAGACAAATGCTTCTTGGCAACTACTAAAAGAGCCAGCATATAAATTATCGGATGGTAGCCCACTTAAACTCATTAGTAAAATAAACTCAATCATTACTTATTCTCCTTTTTTATATTTATCCTGCGTTAAAATCTTCTAATAATATTTCGCTTTCGCCTTCTGTTGTTATTTCTTCTATAGTGCAATTATCTTTAGTCCATACGTCTTTATCGTCACCATACAGATGTTCTATTGCTATATCAAAAGCATCTTCTGGGGAATTAGCTCTTACCATCACTCCCATTGTTCTGTCGTATCCCCAATATATTTCATCTAATCTTAATCTATAAATTGTCATTACTTATCCTCCTTAAAATTTCCCCTTTTAACCTTCTCTACATGCCATTTAAAGTATTCTTCATAACTATCAAACCTTACGGTGGTATAGGTTACTACCTTTGCTTTTGCGTATTCATCATAAATATGAGTATCAATATCTCCAGCAGGAACTGCTAATCCTATGCTAGGTATCAGTAATAATCCTGTTAGTAGTTTATTCTTCATTCTTGCTCATTATTGTTTAAGTTCACTGTGAGTTTTAATGTACATAAAGGACAAGCGTATACAGATAAATGTATATCATTAGTATCATCTGACTCCTCCCAGTCCATCTCTATATCTTTACATTTTGGACAACTAACCATTGCTGCTCCTAGTAACAATATTAATCACTTCGTTTAATGACTCTTCATTTCCTAACCTTGCTTGTTTAAACAACATCTGCATCTTCTGCCTTGCTACAGTACATTGCTGAATAATGATTTTTTGCAATTGCTCTTGCTCCTCAAGTTCAAGACCATCTCCTCTAAACCTAGTATGAGCACCATTATACCTTATGACGTTATGGCTTGGATTCTCATCATTTATTGCTTTTATTTCTGCATCCTCTAATTCAGCTCTTGATGGGTAATTTTGAATAGTTACTTTAAAAATATACTTATACCATTCAGAAGCTTTTTGATGCCCTCGCAATCTATTGACTGCGTTAATGGATATGCCTATGTAGAGTAAATTATCTTTACTATCAAAATGTCTGTACAACTGGTGTAAACGTTTAATATTAACAGCTCCTGTTTATCTTGCATGGGTTCTGTACCGTAATAACTCTTTTCTCTATTGTTTTGGGTAGAGCCGTATACTCTTCCAGTATACATCGAGTTGCTGTTGCTTTAGGGTAGTTTAATTCTACAAACCAACTGGCTTGTTCGCAGTTAAGAAAATGACCTTTGTATTCAAAGTTATCTATTGGTGCTGTCATGCTTACGAGCAATACAAATTCAGCTATCATACAACCTCCTTTAAACAGTACCTTTTGTTACTAATTTAGTGGTATGTTCGTTTAGTATTGAATAATTCATCTTATCATCACCTTCTGGTGTAAATGTAATGCTATGCTTGTAACCATCTACATGAAAGTAATTAACCGTTATCTCCCTCTTTGCCTCCGCCTTTTTTACCATGCTTACAATATCCTTTCACGTTAAAGTTTCCCATACCTGATGACAGGCTACACCACCATTTGCCCGCATAGTATATTTTGGCTTGGGTATTACATGTATTACATACTGGGTTTCTAGGTACTGATATTATTTTGTTTGCAGATGCCATGATGTTCCGATGCGTTCATATTTGTCCAGTTAAAATAACACCACCACTGCTTATCACTATCCATAAACATGGCTTCCTTACCACAGCTATGGCAATAGAATGGGTCGCCGTAAATATACACTTCTTGCTTTTTAGTCTTCATCATGCAATGAATCATCTATCCATTCGTCTTCTTTAGCTAATGCTTCTAGCACAGATAGGGCGGTTAAATGAAACTCCTCCATTTCGTCCAGATACCATCTAGCTTTACCAATGTCGTCAAGGGAGTCATGATGACTCTCGCCCTTATGTCCCTCTCTACTAACATATTTCAAAGCATTACCTTTTAGGTAGCCGTAGAACTCATCCTTACTCATCTTGGCTTTTATATATGCAATGGTTTCTATACCACCATGCTTGTAATGGTCTGGATTTATTTTATCACTCATTTCTTTATCTCCTTAATGCTTGTTGTAAATCTTTTTACATCTCTTATATCAATACAATCTTCTGTACCTTTTAAAAACACATTACCGTCTGGCTCTATAGACTCATACAGCTTATGGTTCTTTGCGTGGCAATGATACTTATTATTTACTGGTTTAATAACTATAGCAATAACCATCAAGCCAGTAATGAATAATACTACAGCTATCATCCATATATTATCTTTAATCATCTTTTTTCTCCTTAATAAATACATTTCCCCACAAGTATCAATGAAGTATGACCTACATAATTATAAGCCATACCACCTGTGGGGTCATGTAACCTTACTCCCTAGAAAGGAATATCCTCCGCATTAGACACTTCTTTCGCTTCTGGTATACCAGATGAGCTTTTCTGTGGAGCAGACCTTCCACCGTCCCTAAAGAACACCCTCGAATTACCTAGAATAACTCCTCTAGTACCCGCCTCTCTTTCTTCTGCTGAAACGGATTGGGTAATCATACCATTGTTATCGTACTGGTCTTTCTCGTCCAAATTAACAAAGGCGGTGATGTTTAAATAAGTACCTTTCGCACCTTTAATTAACTTTTCTTTATCAATCTTACTTACATCTATACTTGCTGAAATTCCTACTGTTGCCATGCGTTATTCTCCTTAATAAATTTAACTACATCTTCAACTTCAGTCACAAACACACTGATGTCTCTTTCTAAACGAGCTATTAACTCATCATCTCTAACCACTCTTTTAATAAAGAGCTTATAATCATCTGGAAAGTCAGGGTGGTAGCAAGCAAAATCACACCATTTCCTTCCCGTGCAAGCCAATTGCCATTGCATCTGATGAATATACTTTTGAGGGATATTGCCTGATTGCAACATCTCTGTGTGCGTCATAGGTTGTGGGCATTTCACTTCAACTAAACCATCATCTCCCACCAAACCGTCTGGGCTTGCCCCACTCATAGGTACTGTTGGGTGGTCTACAAAGCCCTCATCCTTAACATCTATATCTTTTAATAAACCTAATTTCTCTATATATAAGTTTCTTGCTTCATCCTCATACTCAACGCCATGTCTCATAGCGTCATTCATCTGTATCCTTACCGCTTGTCCCATTAGTCTCTCGGTTACTAGCTGTGTTCTATATCTGCGTTTGTAGGTAGATTCACCGTTCCTAACCTTCACTACGACATTATCTACATTACTGGCGGTTACTTTACCTACCCTTGCCGCGAACCATTCATCTGTTCTTTGTTCCATTACTTTTTCTCCCATGAGTGCTTAATTTCTTTATATAGCGGGAGTAGCTTTATAGCTCTCCTTCCGCCACAAATCTTAAAATCTTTAGGAAGCTCAATAAGACCATGACTCTCCCACACCTTTAAGCAATGCACAGATACCCCTAAATACTTGGAAACCTTATCCTTGCTCTTCCAAGGCTTTAATTTCATATAAGCATTAGCTTTATTAATAAGCTCACCTCTTTGTTCGTCACTAATATCGTTGTATGCAAATGTTACGCGTACATACTTTGATGCTCTCCCAGAGTAAATGCTTTCAGAACCTTTGCCATGATACATTATAATTTCTCCAAGGCTTTATTTCTTCTTTCTTGGCGAAGATGCTCTTTTTCATGCTCCTTTATAAGGTCTGTTGCTATTAAAATACCTTGATACACACCTATATTAAAAGACTTGTTTTTATCATGTGAATTTGCTAAAAAATCCTCATATATATTTACCCTAACATAATTAACAATTTCTCTAGTTGCTGAATCTTCTAAATTTTTTAATAAATCTTGAGTATTAATTTCCATCTTTTTCATCCTTTATCTTTTTAATAAATGGTGTTACTAACTTCCTATCAGCCCCGTCAAGGGTATTAAAATACTTCCGTGCCTCTTCTATGCCTTGTTCCTTAAAAACGTTCTCTATACGCTCTAGCACGTCTCCTTCAGGCAAGTCTTCACCTTGAAAGATAAACAGCCCTAGACCATGGAGAGCAATGGCTTTAGCTAAACATCTTTGCATAGCCGTATTAACTTCCATTGCATTAGGGTTCTTAATAGCTTGGTTTCTAAAGTTAAGCACGGGTAGTTGAGCGGTCATCTCTTTACCAAACGCTTTTACGGTACAAAAAACCATCATAGTTTCATTAAACATCATTGGCTCACCATAAGCCCACGTTGCTGTTTCATCATTTTGTACTAGAATGTCTACCGCCCAAGCCCAACTTAAATAATTAAACTGCCCTTTCTTCTGCACATGTTTAGATACATCTATTTTTCTTAACTCTTTAAACTTACTCATTTGGTTACTCCATATGACTTATTATATTTTTGTATTTCAGCGAACATATCAAACTCACCCCTACATGCTTTAGTTAAAGCTTGTATATAGGTACGTTGTTCTGCCTTCTCTATTTCGGAATATAATACGCGTAGTTGTTCTTGTTGTTCTATGTCTGCTTGATTGGTATCAAGTATGTATTGGTTGGTTTTCATGGTATCTTCCTTCTTGTTAAAGGTTAATTTAAACTTACTTTGATTATAATGCTCTAGTAAGCTTTGCTTGTCAAGCTTTTATTTGAAATACTTTTTAGCATTAATTCTAGCCTCTATAATAGCGTTGGCTTTGTCGTAACCAACACTCTTAAAGACCTTACCTTCCTTGCTTGTAGCTTTAAAATCTACTGCCCCAAAGGTATCTTTAATGCCCTGTATAAAATCATTTACGCTCATGGTCGCTCCTTAAATTGTTGTGTATCCCTATTGAACCACAATCCAAAAGTTCCTTCAAATGGATGATTTCTCTGCTTCTGTACCATCAGGTAACAGGTACATGGATTATCACCCTCTTCCAATTCTTTAAAATATATTTGCTTCTCAATATCCTTCCTTCTATGTAAGCATAGAATATTATCTGTCAGGTTTCTAATATGGCTACTGCCTAGAATATGGCTAGCGTCAGGAATAACCATATCATCAGATAGCTTTTTAGTATGAGCTACCAAGAAAATATGAATATTAAGGTCTCTAGCAATGGTGGTTATTTTATTAATGAACTTCTTTTGAGCACCATAATCATCTTCCGCGATACTATCTACCTTCATCAAACTGTCTATAACAAAGATATCAACGTCTAATACATATTTTCCGTAGTGTAGGCTAGCCACTAAATCATCCTCTGTGGTCGTACCTTGAGCATTGAATAGCCATAACCTATCTTTATACTTACTGCAGAACTCTTCTATACCTTGCATTGTTGGGTCTTTTAAGCCCGTCTGCTGAAGCATTTTAGCTATCTGCAACACAGGCTTCATCTCCATACTAGCCACTAGGACGTTGGTATGTTCCATCACACTCAATAGCACTTGAGATAGAAAGGTCGTTTTACCTGAACCAGAGCTACCCGTTAGAATAGTGACCTCACCTTTTCGTATTAAGAAGTTGCCTTCTTCATCCGTCTTTTGAAACCCTAGTGAATAGCCACTATTTTTTTCTTCCGCATAATATCGCTTAACATCTTCTAACAACGTGTCAGTAGATTTTACCTTGAAGTCTGTTTCTTCTTCATAATAGCCACCCTTCATCAACGTTTCTTTGGTGATAGTTAGCTGTTCAACGATATCCTTAATGACTGGCTCGCTCATAATACCCCTCTCATTTCTGTATTTTTACTTGGAATATCATTCCAACGTTCTTGGTTTAATATGGTTTCAGGTGCGGGATTAAACCCTTCACGCCATTCTTTCGTACCTTTCATTTTAGTTGTCCATTGCATAATGTCTTTAGCTATCTTATC